AACAAGTCAGTTGTTGAATGGCGTGATACTATGGGTGGAGCAGATTCCAGACTCAGGCTTCCTGCACTGGCTATGGAATTTCAGTTCTTTGTCTTTCTGAAGGAAATTCTGAAGTTCAATATCTTCCAGTATGGTGAGGATTCTGTAGTGATTTCCCAGCGTACAGGTGAAGAGATGCAAGTTAAAATTCAGCATTTGCGCCAGAAGGTTCTAGCATTCCAGGTTGCTGATGGTTACACTCCAAAGAGTAAACTGGCAAGTACAGAGGGAATTATTCAGGTAATGACCATGATTAGCCAGAGTCCTATTTTGCAGCAGACTTATGGAATGATGCTCCCAAATATCGTCGCACATTTGGCGCAACTTATGGGAGTTAAGGGACTTTCCGAATATGCACCGCAAGCGACGCCCACGGCAACACAGCCTTCTCCTTTAGATAAAACACAGCAAGCGAATCCTGATTTTGCTAATAATATCCAAGAGAATGATTTAAGGCAGCAGGAAATTGCCGCTCGTGAACAAGGACTTCAATTAAGGCAACAAGAATTAGGGGCACGTCAATGAGTCTTGCCAGTCAGATTTTACCGGATCACACATTAACTCCGGTACAAATTGATCACTTAATCACAGTGTTCAATGATCCAACAGTTCGGGATTACCTAAAAGGTCTCGCAAGAGAATGCAGTAGAGACCTTTTAGAACTTCCCATTCTGTCAGAAACCCCAGAGTCGGTGCATAAAAAACACTTATTTGTCTCTGGTCAACTCCTTGTTTTATCAACTCTACTTTCAATCTCGAAGGAATAAAAATGGGCATTTTCGATTCTATCATGGGTAATAATAAACCGGCTCCGGCTCCAGCTCCTGCACAAGCGGCTGAAAAGCCTGTTGAGCCAGTTAATCCCCTTGACGTGTACAAGAATATGTTTGATACTAGTAAAAATGCAGCAGCAGAAGATGTTGCTCCTGCTTTCAAATTGGATGACAAAGTTCTTTCTGAAGTCTCAGGAAAGCTTCAATTTGCTAGTGGTGTTAATCCAGAATTAATGCAGCGTGCTCAGGGCGGGGATGTTAATGCTCTTATTGAAATGATGAATGCAGTAGCACAAAATGCTTACAAAGCTGCAATCAGTCATGGAACAGCTCTTACTGATACCCACCTGAATTCGCGGGCCGAATATGAAAAGAAAACCCTAGGAAGCAAAGTAAAGGAACAGCTCATTTCGAGTCAATTGGCAGATGTACCTAATGCTAACCATCCTGTTGTCAAAGCAGAACTGGCTAGGATCGCAAGTATGTTGGCCAAACAAAATCCTGACGCATCCGCAGAACAAATCAAAACTGAAGCTGTTCGCTATCTTAAAGAGGTACAGGCAGCTATGAATCCAACTGACCAGTCACAACAAACCCAGAAAACTGCTGGAGAGATTGATGATTGGGAGGCATTTTTAACTAGTTAATAAAGGACATTACAATGGCTTTAATGGAAGGTATTTTTAACGCAGTTCCCAGAACGGGGCATCCTGCGGAACTGAACAAAAAGTCGCTTTGCGCAACTCTTATGCGGCTTATGCCTAATGGGGCTTCTCCCATTACTGGTCTTTCTGCAATGATGGGAACCACTACTGCTGTGGCTTCTACTCATGGTTATTTCAGTAAGACTGTGGAATTTGTTGCCACGACTGTTGCCTCTAACTATTTGGCTGCGGCTGCAACTATTACTCTGACTTCTGCCGCTGGTATTGGTGTGGATGATATTATCCATAACGTAACCACCCGTGAAAATATGCGCGTTACTGCTGTTGCCGGTAATGTTGTTACTGTCACAAAAGGTTTTGGTCGGGTTACTGATACTACTGGAACTGCCGCGGATAAGATTATCAAGGTCGGTTCTGCCAAGCCGGAAAATAGTGCTCGTCCTACGGCTCGTCAATTCCCGGTTACTTATGTTTCCAACTTTACGCAAATTTTCCGTAATGCTTGGGCTGTGACCGGAACTGCTAAAGCTTCTCTGCATGAAATTGGTTATTCCAATATTGCTGAAGGTAAAGCTGATGCGGCTTTGATGCACCAAGCTGAGCAGGAAACTGCCTGTATTTGGGGCCAGGCCAAGATGGATACTTCTGGTGCCCAGCCAATTCATGCAACGCAAGGTATTATTGATGCTGTTCGTCAATATACTTCCAATGCAAACTACGTGACTGCTGGCGGAACTACTACTTTAACTCAATTTGTTACTTACGTAGCCAAAGCGTTCAAGTATTCTACCGATTTGAGCAATCCTCGTATGCGTTATGCTTTCGGTGATTCTAAAGCGATTGAAGTTGTTAATCAGATTGCTATCAAGAACGGTTCCGTTCAACTGATGCCGGAAACTACCAATTTCGGTATGGACTACCAATCCTTCACCTGCTATAAAGGAAAGCTGCGTCTTCTGGAACATGCTCTTCTGAATGGTTACGATGAAACTGCTGGCCGCCTGATTATTCTGGATATTCCTTCTATCAAGCTGGCCTATATGAATGGTCGTAATGCTAAGGTGGAAGAATACGGAGCTTCTGGCAATATCGTTGAAAATGGTACTGACGGTCAGGGCGGAAGTTATACTTCTGAAATGGCTCTGGAACTTCGCAATCCTTGGGGTTGTGTTGTCATTGAGGGTCTTACTGCTGGCGCTACCGGCTAATTTTATAATCCCACTATTCAACAGGTCCACTCCCGGCCTTTCCTGAATAGTGGGATTTTTTACATCTTTGTTAAGGAAAACAAACAATGCCACATACTGTTTTTACGCGTGACGCAGGCGGGGGTATCTTTTCCCGCAATGTTCCTGAGAACTTTATTGACTTCGGAGCTTTTCCATATGTTCTTAGTCAATCAAGTTTCCAACGTTGCCTTGTAGCTTCTCTTGTTGCTAGTACCACCGCAGCTAGAACTTCTAATGTAGTGACTGTCACCGCTACTGCTCATGGGATTCCTAATATTTATAATGGATTCCGTTTTTATTACCCGGGTTCTGCTGGATTGGCGGCTGGATGGGTTGATAATATTACTGTTGTCGATGCTAATACTATTACCTTCCCATCAGTTGGTGCTGATTTTACTAGTCAGAGTGTTAATGCTGCGGCTGCCTATACTACCGCAACCAATATTCCTGGTGGAATTCTTATCCCGGCTGGTATGATGTCTGATTCTTCTTCTATCAGACTCACTGCTCATATTGCTTCTCTTAATACGGTGGCCACTAAAACCGTTAGACCATTCTTAGGAGCTAATGCTATTGCTCCAGCTCAATCCGGAACCACCTTTAATTGTATGTTAAGAGAGTGGGAATTTTGTATGCTGAATACTACCCAAATTGTCGGTCATATAGTCACCAGTAACAATTTAGGTAGCGGTGCCATCTCATCTGGAGTTGCCTTTAATACTTTGGCAGACAATTTAATTCTTACCCAGCTTACCGTAAGTGCGGCCCAAGATTTTATTGCTCTACTTCAAGCGCCTAAGATCATTCTTTTCCGATAAAAACAATCCCCCGTTTCGGCGGGGTTTTCCTTTAAGGAGGAATAAACAATGGGTAGTTTTATTCACGTATATACGGATGGCGGGGGAATTCGAGAAGCACGTGTTCCTGATGATTATTCTGGACTAGGAAGCCAACCGTTCGTTGTAAACTTTCCTGGTTTTCGTAAGAGTCTTCTTGCATCTCTGGCGGCTTCTGGTAATCAGGCTTCTAGAACTTCTAATATTGTAACCATCGCAGCTACTGCTCATGGGATTCCTACTGGTTCTACTTATGTAGGCTTCCGCTTTTTCTATCCAGGTTCTGCTAGTCTTGCAGCAGGTTGGTATGATAGTATTACTGACGTTCAAACAAATACTATCTCCTTTAATGCTCCTGGTGCTAACTTTGGTAGTGAGAATGTTAATGGGGGTGTAGCCTATACTACATTGACTGATGTAGCTTCTCTTACAGTTCCAGCAGCATTCATGTCTCCAGGAACTAATATGTCATTAGTTGGATATAGTGGGGGAGATACTACATCTGCGACAAAATATATTCGCACATATTTGAATACGCTTAATGTGCATACCCATGGAGTTACAACAACGCCATTTGTCCGATTCCAAGGATCAAATATCTTAGTAGAGGGGGGTAAGTCCTATGGACATTCTGGATTTGACAATCTAAGTTCTGTTACTGAATATTTGCAGAATATTACATTGGGAGCGGACGGAACCTTTTTAGTTAAGGCTTCCTTATCAGCGGCGTCTGCTTTTATTTATATACCCACTATGGAACTAACTCTATCTTAAGGATTCCTTGAAATGGCTATTACACGTTACGCAACAAAAGCTGAAGCTGAGGCAACAGGAGGTCAAGTTTCCTGGGTCTTTGATGATGATGGTAATAACTGGGAAGTTCGTACAGATTCTGATGTTTATGAGGATCCAAGACCAACTGTTTCTAAATGGCAACTGATTCAGGCTTGTGCGGATGCGGGAATTACTGAGGCCCAGATTGATACCGCAGTCCTGACTCTCACAAACAAACGGCAAAGATTCTGGAAGTACACAAACGTAATCGACAGGGACAATCCTATGTCTTCAGGATTACGAACCGCACTTACCCCTGTTCCTACCCCGAATCAGTGGAATGCTATCTTCCTGGCGGCTAGTCAGCTTGATCCATTAAAAGTTTAAGGAAAAACCATGAATTATGCCGAGGCAGTTGATGCCGTTCTTTCAGTAATCAAGCGTCCGGATAAAACTGCTGAGGCTGGCATTGTGGTTAATGCAGTTCTTAGCAGGGCAATCCTTAAGACTGAATTCTCACGGGATCTGGTGGAAACTTCAATTCCACTGGATTCTTCTCTTTATGTACAGACTATTGATCTTTCCGCCTTATCCCCAGCGCTTGTAAGATTCCGTAAGTGGAAATACTTGAAACTTCCTGGCGCTACCCGTTATCTTAATTTCATTGACCCACAGAATGTGTTTGTTCCTGGAGGCTTTACCCAGGTCGATGGATATTACATGATTGGATCAAGTCTTACGATTATTCCATCTTCCACTGCCTCTTCTTTACTAGTTGGTTATTATCAATATGCGCCAACCCTCACAGGAACAGCTGAGCATTGGTTCCTGGAACTCTGTCCGTATGCAATTGTTTATCAGGCGATTGGTGAACTTTTAATTTCAATGGGGGATGCATCCAATGGAAAGACTTATAAATCCATGGGTGATGAGATGTATATGGTAGCTGTAAATGATTTCAGAGATCAGATCACGCATTAAAAGGAGCTTTGATCATGCAAGAAGAAAGAAGAAAATACGACCACATGACAGACTCTCAGAAAATTGATCTCCTATTGGAAAAGCACGAGGAACTTCTTAATGCTTTTCCATATGGTATTGATCATCATAAAAGGGAACACCAGGCCGCAGAGGAATCTAAGCAAGAGAATGCAAAACTCCTCAAAGAGTTAAAGCACTCAATTCTTAAAACCTGCGTCCTGGTTGTTCTTACCTCCGTAGCAGGACTTTTAATGATGGGAGCCAATGTGAAATTCGTTGCCTTCCTAAGGGGGTTAAATGCTATTCAATAGATTCAGTGAAAGAATTAAGGCTGCGTCAGCTGGGGGATTTGCTGGAATTCCAGGGGGTTCTACTGGACAAGCTCTTGTAAAGGCTTCTGGTACGGATTATGACTATGTCTGGACTTCCATTCCTGGGACTTTTACTATCTCAGCGGGAAACTATGTTTATTTTGCTTATGCAGCAGATGATATTCAAATAAACGTGGATGAGATGACTGCTACATCTGGTGGAGCTGTCCCTGCCCCGCCAAATGATTCTAGTTATTTCCTTGACGGAACTGGTATGTGGTCCATTCCAGCTTCTGGAGCAGGCCCTAGTCCTACAGAAACAAGAATAGGTTTCAGTGCTGCAACTAACGGCGCAACTATGACAGTCAATACTACCAGTTCTATTTCTCCTATGACTGTCCATACAGCAGGTCCAGGAATATATAACTGGGATGATATTTGGATATGGGCCGCAAATACAGATACAATAAGTAGAACTATCTCCCTCTATTTTGGGGCACACAGTTCTGTTGGAGATATGGCAATAGGAAGTTATGATCTTCCTCCAGGTGGGATGCCGGTTCTTATTTGTCCTGGGCTATTTTTACGGAATAGTGGAGTAGTCGAAGCTTTTGCTAGTGTAGCAAATAAGATAAATCTAACCGGTTATGTTAATAGGTGTGTAGTATGACAGACTATGTTAAAGTACCTTTCACAGGAAGGGCTGATGGAAAGCCTATTCAGATCACTGCTCTAACATTAGGGTCAGCCCAGACCATTCATACCACAAACGCAGGAACAACTACATGGGATGAAGTTTGGTTATGGGTAGTTAATCCAGTGGATGTTCCCGCATCTATAACTATTGCTTTTGGTTATGATAATACAAATAATACAATTGTCTGCAAAGATGTGGAGATTCCAGCCAATTCTGAACCTGTTTTGATTCTAGCTGGAACAATGCTGCAAAATTCCAAGACCGTGAAAGCTTATGCAAGTGTTTCCGGATA